TACGTTTCTGATAAAATCAGTAATTATGTTATCTCCATTTAGGACCTTCAAACCATGCCACCAAAGACTTTCTAATTCCCTTTGTAACTGGTTCAACTTTATGTTGTAAATAACTTGGAAAAATTAAAACAGTTCCTTTTTCTTTTGCTTGTGAAGGGGATTGGCATTCATTGAAAAGAAAGTCTCCACCTTCATACTCATCAGGACTTGATAATTGAACAGTTACAGATAGTTTTCTATCTAATCCATCATTCCTATTCCAGTCAATATCATGATGCCAATTATAATGACCACCTTCAGTTGCTAAATATTCCGTAAATTGTATATCTGCTTTTTTATAAATATGCGTATTAAAAACATTTCTATTTGACATATCAACATAATCGTAAAGCAGATTTAAAATTCTTTTATCCTTAATCCAAGCAACACGACTTTTTCTTACATCTGCTCCACTGTCATTAAACGTGGATGCTTCTATAGTTTTTCCTGCAATTTTAACAATTTCATCAATTATAGTTTCCGAAATTACTTTGGGAAACATTTGCCAATTTTGTCTTATCATTCTGGTTTAGTGGGCCATGTTATTGTGTTTGGAAATCCTGCTTGTTGTGGCACATTAAGTAAATCTGTTCTGTATTGTGTCCAAGCATTTTGTTGCTCTGTTGTTAATTCTGCCCAACGCAAAGCATTAGTGACTATAGGGTCAACTTCATCTTCTAATTTTATATCTCTTTCTGTTCGTTTTAATATAGCTAATTCAGCATCTTTTTCTTGCTGTGTCATTCTTGTAAAATTCGTGCCAATCAAAGTTAATAAATCATTATTATCAATATTACTATCTGTATCATGTGATTTAAGAGTATAAGGTATCCAACCATATTCAGGATGATTTATTTCTAAATCAAATTCTGTATCATCATCATTTCTTGACACTGCATTTCTTATTTCTGTTATTGTTATAGCCATATTTCTTCTCCTTTATGATATTCGTACCCATGAAGTAACTCTTTGTGCAGCAGTACCACCTACTGCGTTTGCCCGACCCATACATCTCCATGTTCCTGCTGGTGTTGGACTAGTAGAACCTTGTGCTGCAGCATTAGTGTAGAAAAAGTTTGAGCCTGCAGCTGTATTGTCGGCTAAATAAGTATTATTTGAAAGGTTTAACATAAAACCATAACTACCAACAGTATTAATACTTGTACTAGGAGTACCTGTAGGACCAGTAGGACCTGTAGGTCCAGTTGGACCAGTTGGACCAGTTGGTCCGGGAGAACCTGTAGGTCCAGTAGGTCCAGTAGGACCAGTAGCACCATTTGCACCTGCAGGACCTGTAGGACCAGTAGCACCATTTGCACCTGCAGGACCAGTAGGACCAGTTGGACCAGTTGGACCTGTAGGACCTGCTAAAGCTACATTAGTTACAGTTCCCTTTTCCCAACGTGATTGAGACACATCGTAAACTGGTATTAAATCAGAACCCACAAAAGAAGTATCTGTTGTAAAACCTGTAAGTGATGAACCAACATTTGTGCTATCAGTTACATCTGCACTTGCTTCAATGCCATTTAATTTGGTATGGTCAGCATCTGTAAAAACATTACTGTCCGTAGCACTTTCAACAAGTGTTCTAATTTCTGCCGCTGTTTGGTCGGCTGTTGCACCACTTTCTATGCCATCTAACTTTGAACCATCAGATGCTACATCTCTGCCATCTACTGTGCCTGATACAGCTACGTTGCCTGTTACGTTAATGCCAGTTGATAGGGTGTTTAGTTTTTCAGCACCATAATAATAAAGCCTTACTTCTCCATCAGAGCCATCACAAACTATGTAATTACTTAATCCACCAGAACCATTATCGGTTCTAAATAAAAGAGCTTGGTCTGCTGTTTGGTTTTGAATATATATATGCCCAGTACCTACTTGGTCTATATAGCTATTAGAAGCATCATGATAAATCTGTAGGTCTTGACTTGCACCAAATTGTACTTTACCACTATCCTGTAAGTTTAAATTAGCTCCTAAAGTGAGATTAGCACTAATATTACCCACACCATCTACATCCAAGCTATCTGACTGTAGTTCACCTGTGATGTCAACACCATCTGACTTGGTGGCTAGTTTTGGTGAGTTGTCGTAGTAAATGGTAAATGCACCATTGGCTGTTCCTTGAGCATAATACTCATTGGTAGCACTTTGCAAAGACAAGTTAGTAGAAGACCTTATTGATAAATCGCCTGTACCTGTGTCATTAATAATGCTGTTGTTTCCATCGTGATAAATCTGTAGGTCAGCACTTGCACCCAACTTAATGATATCGTTGTCACCCATGTTAAGGTGTGTCGTTAGTGTAGTCTCACCTGTTACACCAAGAGTACCTGCTATTTGTATGTTATTAGCAAGTTTATCTCCTGTAACAGCATCGTTGGCTATTTTTGCTGTCGTAACATTTCCATCTAATATTTTTGCAGTTGTTACAGCATTACTTGCTATACCTCCTGCAGCAATCTGTGGTCCTTCACCTGATGTACCATCATGTGAGTGCCCTGTTGTACCGTTAAACGCAGCTTGCACTGCATCAAACTCTCCATCAAGGTCAGATGCGTTGATTACGTTACCATCAGCAATGTTGTTTGCTGTATCGTTACGAGTATATCCTGTTCCCATTTTTTATCTCCTAGCGTTAGTAATATACTGCAGGGTAGCAGCGTCTATGGTAAATGTAGTATCTACATTTGTTTCTTCTGTCTCATAGATAATTGATACGGTAAATCCTGAACCTACAGTCTGAACTTCGTAAACACTTTGTTGTTTTCCACCAAATGAAGATGTTCCAAAAGTTCCTGAACCATAACTAAAAGAAGATGCAGAAGTACTAGATAATGTTATTGAACTAGGCTGAATTGAATCAGGCTGGTCAAAATCAAATTTAAGTGTTTTTCTAAGTTCAAATTCACCGTTTACATCTAAGTACGTTGTATTTTTATATATAGTTTTACGAACCTTTGGGTCACCTAAAGGAACAAAAGGTGTCGCAAATGTTGCAGGTATAGGTGTTCCATCAAAACTATTTCCCTGTTCCATGCGATATATGTACCCATCAGTTGCACCAAAATATATATTTTCAGTACCCCCATCATATTCACTGTAAGTTACAAAAGCATTAAAGCCACGTAAGTCATTAAAGGCTATACCTTCTTCTAACTGAGTTGCTCCAATTCCTTTTGCTGCATCATTTGTGTATCCTGTATTATACCCAAATATTCTATATTGACTTTTCTCACGAATGACTGTACTTGAAAAACCATTAGGACTACTAGCAATTAAATCTAATATCTCAACCTGTATAGTTTTTGATACAGCAGCAAGACTAAAGTCACCAATTCTATCTGTGGCTGAAAATAATCTTAAACCATCAGGTCCTAAGAATATAACATCTCCGCCTATCTCTTGAATGGTATCTTCAGCAACACAACCTAAGTCACGAGACACAGGTTGCATTTGAAAGTCAGCTACACTATTACCATTAAGTACATTTATACTACTTTCGCTAAATATAATTAATTGTTCACGGAAAACGATTAAACCTGTAATTGTATCCGCTACATTAATTATACCACCTCCGTTAGCAATTGTCAAGTCATTATCTTTATAAGGTGCTGTATAAGCTAAATTTTTTCCATTGCCAAAGAAAATATGGTTCTTGAAGTTTACTATAAAACTTGCACCTGATACATCCGAAGGTAGAGCAGTTAATTGTTCAAACGTAGTTCCATCAAATCTGTAAGGTTTACCTGCTCCATCAACAAGCATAATTTTTTCTGTGCCGTCAAAGTCATACTTTAAAAATCTTACTTTTCCTGACCCACCTATTGTAACACCTGCACTATTATAAGTTGCATTGTCACTTATCTGTGTCCATCCTGACCCACTAGACCTAAATAAGTCATCTCCTCTTACAGCGTATACAAATCCACCATAACGCTGTATACCCCTGATAACACCTGTATTAGGCACAGTAGCTGTATCAAACTTTTCGTAACCTTCTACTCTTGTGTATCCACCAAAGATGGATGGCTCAAAGTTACGCAGTATACGTGCTGAACCGGGTGCTTGAAATCCTTGCTGATAAGGAGAAAGGTTTGTTATCAAGCCACCTTTAAATTCAAATGAATGGGTTTGCCATGCGTCTGCCATTAGATAACAGACCTAGAAAATCCCATCCTACCACCACCTGTGTTCTGTGGTATCATTGTGGAACGTAAGTAATATGTTCTGTTGATTAATACAATACGCATATTCTTTATGCCTTCGTCAAACTTTTGTTTAGCTAACATTGCGTCTTGTGAATTACCACGGAATAAATAAGCATAGTGCATTGCACCATCAACAATAATATGTTTAAATCTTTCAGGAACAGCAGGAACATCATCAAATAAAATTAAGTCTACAGGAACACGATAATATTCATACACTACGGTATAGGCTTTATCAGGCTCAGGTGTAAGTATATACTCAAGAGCAGGTCCATGTGCTACCATTTGAGGCACACCACTTCTACCATTTGTATTATACTCTTGGTCTACATACTTATCTAAGTACTCTTCATAGGCTATGATGCCTAGTTTTGTTGTTGCATTACCTAGTGCTGTGTTTTCTTTTATTCTAAAGCTATCAAAATCCACTAGCTTTGCATCTTGGGGAAATGAGTATCTTGTTACGTTAGCAGATAAAACATCTTCTTGTTCTACGTGATTAAAGGGCCAATTAAATTCATGTTGATTAATATCACGAAGAGATGCATTGATTGCATCCTTTACTTGAGCATAAAAACCTGTAGCAGTAGGAAAATTACTTGAAGTAAGTTCTGTTTCATTTAGTCTGCGATTTACTTGATTGACAAGTTCTAGATAATTATAAGCCATTAATTTTCCCTTATTCTCATCTTAACAGTTCTTTCAGCTTGACTTCCTGTGCTATCTACTATGTTACAAGTAAAGATATATTCACGGTTAAGTACTCCACCACCTAAATTAATAGTGGCTACTGTATTTGTGTTTGTTTGAGCTATGTTTTGTATACTGTCAGTTACAGCATTAGATGACGCAGTTGTTAGTGTTTGTCCTGCAGCTAATGTTGTCTTACCTATTTCAGGTGTTTGAACTGACCATGTAACAGAAGATATTGTAGCTGTATCTAAAAACCTAGACCAATCTATACTATAGTCTAAACTTTCATCTGGGTCTTTTGTTGTCCAACGAAATGACATTAAGTTCTCCTATGCCGCAGCTCTTCGTTCAGCCACTGTATCTTGTCTTGGTACGTATACAACTCTTTTTCTGTCGTAGTCATTTGCAACGAAGTTAAATATAACACCTGTTGCTGTTACTGTTCCTATTGAAAATGTTCCAACAACTCCTGATATAGTAAAGCTGTTGCTAAGTGCTACTGTACCTATCGCACCTGTTGCTTGTACACCTGTTGCTATTCGTTCTAGTGGTTGGTCTTCTACTTCACCAATTTGACCTACACCTTCAACACCTGTAGGTGTTACATTGGCTGTACCTGTTGCTGTAACAGTAATTACATTAGATGCTTCATTAGTAATTGTAGTAGAACCATTTGTTCCATCAAAATGAAGTAGTGCTTCTGTGCTTCCATCTAAAGAGTATGCTTCTGTTTCAGGTGTAAAACTTGTAGCAGAAAGACCTGTTGGTGTGGATGCTCTAAACTCATCTATGTATCCTGTAAATTCTTCAGAGCCATTTTCTTTAGCTCCAATTACATAGGTATGAGCATTGTATCCTGCACCTGCTTGCTGACCTCTTTGGAATCCATCTACAAATACTTCTGTAAAGGCAAACCTTCTTTGTAGTCGTATATGATGCCAAGTATTGTTACTTAATTGTCCACTAACTGACCTAGTTATAGAATTATCTTTAACTACTTGTAAATTACCACTACTAATACGTAAAGCAAAACCAGAGTTAGAGTTTTGTCCATCCCAAAGATGAGCAGTTTGACTTGTTAGTGTTGAAGAATAAACCCAAAAATCTACAGCCCATTCTGAACTTGTTAACAGACTTGAAGTGTAACTTGTTGTTACAAAATCGCCTGTTCCATCTAATAGTAAACTAGCAGTACCAAACTTCTTCTCTGCTGTAGAAAGCTGTGCATCACCACTTGCTGTAAAAGGTTTAAGAGGATTAAGTTCCCCTTCTACTCCTGTGACACCTGCAGCGGTATTGGGTGATACTGTTCCAATTTGACCTGTAGCTTCTACGCCTGTAGCAATTGGTTCATCCACATTAGGACTTAACGTACCAATAGTACCTGTCATTTGCGAACTAGTTACAGGAACACGGTTAATAGACCTAATACTAAGTCCTGCTGCGTTAAGAGTAAATGTGCCTACAACACCTGTAGGTTTCTCAGTTACATTGTCAGTTACAGTGTTGACAGCACCTGTAGCACTTACTCCTGTAATGCCAAAAGCAATATTTGGTGAAACTGTACCAAGCTGTCCTGTACCAACAACACCTGTAAGAGTTACGGTATTAGCAAACTCAAGTGTACCTACAGAGCCTGTAAGAGCAGGAGTTACGTTAAGCGGTTCTGTGATATCTACTTCAAATGCATTTATATGTACAGTACGAGTGAGAGCAGTTGCACTCACACCTGTCAAAGAAACATTTGGAGTTACAACACCGTAGCTTGCAGCTCCATATTCTCCTATACCATAAATAGCATCAGCGGTATCATAGAACGACATGTTCTACTCCTTTAAGCTATGCGTACAATAGCGTTTGATGCGTCAGCAGTTGGGAACTCTATAGTTAAATCACCAGCAGTAGCAGATACTGTACCACCAAAGTCAATGACACAGATAGCAGAGTTACTGTTTGCAGTGTTATATATAATACAACCATCGGCAGATACAGTTACGTTACTGAATACTTCATCAGCAAAGTCTACAGTAGCAGTTGTACCATCTACAGCAATCGTTGCACTATCTAGTACTTGACCACCTGCAGTATAGTTTGTGCCTGTAGCTTCGTCAGAGTTACCTGTTACGTCAGAGTAGTTAGTTGTAGCAGCACCATATGTACCTGTTGGTGATGCTTTAATAAGTGCTAGTTTAAGTGAATCAGTGTCAAGGTCGTGTAGACCACCTAATAACTCAGACTTGAAACTTGTGCACATTGCAGTCGTGATAGCCATTTATAATCTCCTATAATATCACATGTTGTAAAGGGCAACCCTAAAGCTGCCCTTCACTTACATTAAGTTAAGCTAAGGTGTCTCTGTCAACTTCGTTAGCTGACATGTCACCTTGGTCGCTAATATCCATAAACATTGCATACACACGTATTTTACCTGCGGTAAATGACGCACCTGTACCTGCTAATAACACATCTATTGTGTCAGCAGAAGTAGAAGCAGTCAAACCTGTGATTGCAATTTGAGGAGCATAAGCACCATCGGCAGCACCATCAATATCAAAAGTTGCAACAAACTCATCAACGTCACCACCTGTAAAACCAAGTGATGCTGTTGCGTCTGTGCCAGTATTCTGAGTTGCACTTTCTACAACTTGAAGACCTGCAGCCACAACAAGAGTATTAGCTGGAACTGTGATAGCCTGAATGGTATCACCGTTTGGACTAATGCTATTAGCAGTTAAGTCAATAACATTATCCACGTAATATACATTACGACCTCTCTGGGAGTTGCCAGAAGCGGCTTTAAGAACAGCAGTAATATTCGCCATAATTCAATTCTCCCTTATGCTAAT